AATTTATCTCTCCTTTTTATTATCTTATCCCTTAATAAACATAAAAAAGCATAATTAGAGGGTATATTTTTTAATTGGCTATTAATTATATTTTCATTAATTTCTAGTTCTCTAGAAATATTTATAGTAACCAATTTTCCTTTGTATTTAAAGGATATTATATCATCCTTTATTTCACTTATCTTTGTTTCCATAATATCCCATATTTATGTAATATTTCATAATATTTACCAATTGATATCTTATATTTTGATAAAATAACCTTTCGGGTTATACCAGAAGAATACATTCTACATATACCTATTTCATCTACCATTATCCTACCACGTTTATCCCACCCAATATGATAAGACCCATCTATTACTGCTTGATGCATATTTTCTTTTGGTGTACCCCAATATAGATTATCTATACAATTGTTAACCCTATTATTATCTTTATGGCATACAAATGGTTTATTATCAGGATTTGGTATATATACTTCTGCCACTAATCTATGACGATATTTATTAGTTTTTATATCACCATTCCATAATATATTAGATATATATCCAGTATTTTTAATATTACTAGCCATTTTAACCCATATACCGTTATTATTTTTCCTGAATAACTGACCATCTTCACTTATATGATAATTTGGAAATCCTTTTATATTACTCTTCATCATACCTCTTCTTATTAAAGTTTATTATATCTTTATATATAAGAGGGTAACACCCTGGATTTTCTATATCTACACCATATTTATCCAAATATTTTTTACGAACATTATTATATTGTATATAATAATCATCAGAATTAAAATCAGGTAATAGCATTTTATTATAATCATACTCAGGATTATATGGTAATTCTTCTGCCATATTTCTACCTATAGTAAAATTCATTGACATATCCACATCATCTATACTAAAACCAAAATATTTCTTTGTGGAAGGATTTCTACATATATCCCATATTTTATATATTGTATCTGGTGTAATATATTTTGGTTCTATAAATTGATAAACAGAGTCATGTACAGTATCAACTTCTATCATGGGTGGTAATTTACCTTTTTTTACATCTTCATATACCATAATAGATGCAAATAATGCCATATCTGAAGCTGCTGATTGACATGGCATATTTGTAGATTGTCTAAGTGCTTCAAGATACTCACCATAATTTTCAGAATATACCTGTGGACATCTTCTTTTCCTACCAAAAAGAGAAACACAATATCCATGGGATTCCATATAATTATGTTGCTTTTCCATATATTTCTTTATTCTGGGAAAAGTTTTAAAATAATCTTCTAAAAATTCTTGAGCTTCATTTATTGAAACAGATTCTTCTGGTGTTGATAATGATTCAGCTAATTTAGGAGCTGATTGTTCATAAACAATACCAAAATTAATAGTTTTAGCTTGTTTACGTCTCTTTTTCCATAATTTATATTCAGGATGTAACTCATCTGAATATATTTTTATTATCTTGTCATAATCTTCATGATATTTTTTACAAGCTGAAGCTAGATGAATATCCTTCCCAGTTTTAAACCATTCCAACATAGTTTTTTCTTTAGCTAAATGAGCTAATATTCTTAATTCTGCTTGTGAATAATCATATGTTAAAAACAATTTACCTTTTGGAGTTATGAATTGTAATTTAACATCAGGATTAACCATAGTTTTTGGTATATTTTGTCCATTGGGATTCCGTGAACTCAACCTTCCACTGGTTGTACCATGTAATAGAAAAGTAGGATGTACACAACCATCATCCTGTACTAATTCACCTAAACCAACTATAAAGGTTGAATTAATAGTTTGTATACCTCTTAAATCTAAGAGATTATTTATAAATCCAGTACTATCATGTTCTTTTAACTTTAATAAAACATCTTCTGATGTACTAGGATTTGTAGTTTCCTTTTTTGTTTTGGGATCCTTGGTATATTCTATTATTGGTAATTTTAACCCTTTCTTTGATAAGAAAAGAAAATCCACCATTTGTTTTTGTGATTTGAAATTTATAGGTTCTAATAATTTCATCTCTGATTTAGTAGAGAATTCCCCAGCCATTAATCTAGATATTTTATCTTCTCTATTTTTTATTTCAGCTATCTCTCTTTTTGAGATAGGAGGGATTTATTCATTTATAAATGATAAAAGTAAGATAGGGGCATTCATTCAACTTATTAGTATATTTATTGCTTTCCTATTATTTTGGCGAAAGAAATATATCATACCTTTTGATGGGATAATGCGGATAACCTATATCTTTTTTTTAGTTATTTGTACTTTTGCTGTTATTAGGGGAATTTGCGATCCTTTGCCCAATTGGAATTTATGGAGCTATTTATTTAATCCGTTCATGTTGTATATGTTTCTGATTCCATTGGTTGTATTA